GTCGTTCGTACACCCATTTGAGATCCACCACCAGAAAAACCAGTACCTGCGATTTGACCAGAACGACCTCGTTGAGAGACCATAATGAGATTGTCATATTCTAAATCAAACTGTAATGTGTCAGCGACTTGTCCACCAATATCATTGACCTCAACCAGTATCTCTGCGTGATTGTAATTCTTTGCAACTTCGTTGATGATATTAGGAAAGACAAGTGGTTTAATTTCATTATTCTTATATTTGGCGACAATACGATAAGGCATCTGTGTGGTATCAAAGACAACAAACGCTGAATAGTCATTGAGATCACCACGTGCAACGTCAACAGTGACACAATAGTGATGATCTTTTTTTACTTCTTCAAACACATCTAATCCAGCACGAGAACGAATAGGATGATTGTGTGATAACATTCTGAGTTTAGATGCACTGATTAAAGTGTCAACAGAACCTAGAAACTCACATTCAAACTCTGTTCTAAATTGTGATTCACTTGTATTCTTAATTGTTTCTTCTTTCCATTTCTCATCACGTCCTGGTATCTCTGACCAATGCACTTCAATATTTTTAAAACTATTATTACCATTCACCGAATCATTCCATAATTTGTAGTACATGTTCATACCATGTGGTGTAGAAACAATCATTACTTTAGAACTTTTACCAGAAGAAATTGTAGGATAAACTGAACTAAAGAATTGTTCAGCAATATTATTAGGCACGAAAGCAAACTCGTCTAAGAAAATCACATTAAAAGATCCACCACGAATTGCACTTGATGATGTCGAAGCAGCGATAATCTTACTATTGTTTTCTAATTCTAAAGAACCTTTGTTCCAATTGAGAACACCTTGTTGCATCCACTTAGGTAAGTTTTCATATGCAAGTTGTAATCTTCCTAGAATATCTCTAGCAGTATTTGATTTGTTTGCAAGTATTGCCACGTTTACATTATCATTAAACATCACATAATGCATTAGATAAGAAACAATCGTTGTTGATTTACCTGACTGACGAGGTAGTTTACAAATAACAAAACGATTATCATGGAATGTGTCAACCATTTCTTTTTGAAAGTTGTACATCTCAAATGGTACAAGACCTTTATCTAGGGTAACAATCTTAATATAATTCTCAATAAAGTATATGGGATTATTCATACACTTTGCAATTTCTTCGATTTGTTTTTTTGTAAACTCTGTCTTGGTATTTGCTTTTTTAAGATTGGGATTACCTAAATAGATATCTTGGTTACTCATCTTTTAGTTTTTTACCTTTTAGTAATTTTGATAATTCTGTTGTTGAACCTACAAACAATGCGTTAGTCACATTCTTTGGTGCATTATTTGGCACATCTTTTAACTTCTTCATCTTTTCTTGTAAGTCTAAAAGTTTCTCTGTGACTTCACCTACGTTTTTAATCAATTGACCTGCAACTTCATAGGCTCTTGGGTGTTCACCTTCACGTGCTAAATCTAAGATGCCATCAATCGCATCTTGCCCACGTTCAACAAGATTATATAAATTTTCTCTACTATACTTGTAGTCACCGTCAATGTCTGCTGTTTCTTTTGGTCTTGGAATCTTTGGAGTAACGTCTTTTACTTTTTCTGGTAATTCAGCTATCTCTAAAACTTCATTTAGTTTATCATCTGTATTTGACATAATATATTACTCATCTTCACCAGTCTCTGGATTAAATTCTTTTGCATCCTGAAAGAATGATGTTGTTTCATTGAAACCAAAGTTATCATCACCATCGGCATCAACAGGATCAGGTTGTACTGTATATCTCTGTTCTCTCTTTGGTGTGTTCACTGGCATATCTGCATACTGATCAACTTGTACAGTTTTAATCACTTTCGATGATGTAACAGGTCCATAGAGATAGTTCTTTGCAGTGAAAGACATTGTGTACATAATCACACGTCTATCAGTAAAAGAACCATCATATGAATCTTCGTATGTAACATCATTAAGTATAATTGGTACATCTCTCACTATTTCCATTTCAGGAATGGAATTTAAAGTAACTGTATAATCTGGTTGAAAGTAAGGTAAAATCTGTTCGACAATCTGTAATGCATCATCAGAATTTCTTGCCATTGCATATAATGTAAAACCAATGTTATATGGCACAGGCATAAATTGAGATGTCATTGACTTATCATCAGCACCTTTGACTTTCTTAAACTTTTGTACACGATTGAGTTTACGAGCTGCATCATAAGATAAACTAGTCATTTCGAAACCAAGTCTAGGTAATGTGATTGCAGTTTTCTTTGGATCATTTGCTGATCTTGTTGGGTCTTGATCTAATCGTGCAAGAAACTTTTGTTTAGGACCATATGCTAATGGCACCTTCATTCTTTGTAAAACTTTACCAGAACTGTTCTTTCGTACAACATATAAGTTGTTAAACAGTGAACCAAACGCCACTACTGTCTTTCGAACAACTTCGTGGTAAAAACTATCATTAAACATATTTAAATCTCCTAATTCTATTTATCAGGTTCCCCAAATGGGTTATTCTCAGTGAAATCAAAGATATCATCATTCGAATCAAACGGTGTATCTAGTCCTGCCGCAGTAGTAAACTCAGCATTTTGTGCTTGTTCATCTACGGTATCAGTAATATCTGAATCTTCTTGTAATAGATAATGATATGTACCAAACTCATCTTCGAGTAAAATATCATCACCTTCATCTGCATTTGTTCCGTCATAAGAGTTAAGAACTAAAGCAGAACCAGCATCTGATTGTAATGTATCAGTACCGTCTAATGTTAACTGTGAAAGTGACGGCGTTTCTAATATTAAAGAACCTGTTGTTCCTGTACCATCTTCTAAAGTAATTTGATATACTAAAGTATCTAAAGATTCAGCAGTTTCGACCGCGTCAATTTGTGCAATGTCTGTATTAAATTCTTCTTGGTTGTATTCGAATGTTGTACATTTCAATTTGTACAATGGAATATCAGCAATCTGATAATATGGATCTTCATCTTCAACAAACTGTATTTGAAATAATTTTTTAAAGACAGGCATGTAAATGGCATCACCTTCTTTCGGTCGATCAATTGCCAGAACGTTTGACTTTTGATCTACTAACATATCAAATCGTCTTTTCGAAACAACTAAAGTGACATCATCTCTTACTTCTAATCCAAACTTACCAATGATGTCCTGATCACCTTCAAATCCAGAAACATTTTCTACATACATTTCAATAGAGTATGCTGATTCAAATTTAGAAACTTCAGCTTCATTCAGAATGTTGTCACGTGAAATAATTTCTCTTGGTAAATAATAAACATCTTGACCGAACACACGAAGTTGTTCAATCATTAAGTCTTCATATAACCATTTCTCGGATCGTGTACCGTGACTAAAATATAGATTGCGAATAGGCATTGATTATCCTATCATATAATCGATTGGTGTTTCAAAAGATGAACGAATCTCTTCCTCGATTTTGTTTATTTCTTCTTGTGCCTGTGTGTAGATGACTTCACCATTGAGTGTTGTACCACCTAACATTTGTACTTGATTAAACTTGATTAAGTTGGCACCCCATTGTCTTTTAAATAATTGAGTAACATATTTTTTGACTAGAATATCATTGTAAATATCTGTGAATGTTGCAGGATCTAATTTTCTCCAACACTTAATCAGAACATATTCACCAGCGGCAACATCATTATTCCAATCCATATCAATGTAAAGTCTGTTCTTATGTTGATTAAAACGTATTGGTTTTTCACCTACAAGAATATGATCTAAGAAATCTAAATGCCTCATGGTCATATCATAATGTATGACACTGGTTGATGAGAAATCATAAAGATCATTTAGACGTAACTGATATCGTACGTCAAAAAGATTTAGATTTGATTTGTCGGTGAATGGAAAAACTTCTATAATGGAAACAACACTATCAGGCACAGGAATAAAGTTATTACCTTCTTTCCATGTGGCACTAACAGTACTGTCGGCAGTATCTGTGACTACAGTTGATGTATTACCTCTGGCACGTGTGATATCATCAGCAGTAATTTGATATTTGAGATACATTTTCTCCACACCATCATAGTGATATTGTGCGAAAAACTGTAGTGCCTCATCAATTCTATCTTCTAACT